GTGCGTCCGCGATTCCACCGAAGAGGAACTGTACTTCGGAACGGCGGACGGGAAGATCTGCAAAGTGAACAGCGACATCGAAGGCATGGCGCGGTATTCCGACGACGGCGCGGCGATCGACGCGGTGTGGGCGACAAAGTATGACGATGACGGCACGCCTGCTGTTCTGAAGACGATGATCAAGCGCGGGTGCTGTGTGACCATAAAGCCATACGCACGATCGAGCGGGACCGTGTACTTCAAATCAGACCGGAGCGGCGGCGAGGCGCGGCAGGTGACGAGCAAGCCCATGGACATCCTGGACTTCACGGACATCGATTTCGAGCGCTTCACGTTCAACACGGACGACAGCCCGCAGGAGATCTTCCTGAACCGGAAGGTGAAGAACTACAAACGCCTGCAGCTGATCGTGAGAAACAGCGAGGTGAACGAGGGCTTCGGGATCTTCCAGATCACCAAGCATTATGTGGTAGGCAACTACGCCAAGAGGTGAACGATATGACTTGTCCTGTATGCCACATCGAGATGATGAAGAAGAACGCGACGGAGTGGGTGTGCCGGAATCCCCGGTGCGTGAAATACCCCGCGCCGGAGAAGAAGGAGGAGAAGGAGAATGGCTAATACCAGAAAGCTGGTGACGGACAGCGGAACCGGGAACGCATTGAACGGATCCCTGCAGGGAGCGCTCAATACCATCAAGACCGCTGTGGGGGTACAGCAGGCGGCTAAAGCTGCGGCCCAGGCTGCGACAGGTGGATCGGCGGCGCCTTCGTCCAGCGGAGTAAACGCGGGATCCGCGGTACCCGGTAGTCGCGGAGAGCAGACCACGCTCACATCGAATAACAACAAACAGACAGGCGACGCTACAACCACGAGCGTGTACGGCAAAGGCTCATCCGGATCGGGAGGAAGCGGGAGCCGCGTGTCTTATATCGGGAGCGACGGATCCAAACAGACCGGGACCGTGAAGGTGACGCCGGGAAAGACGCCGGACTATTACACGCAGCTGGGAAATCTTTATCAGACAGCCTACGACGAGCAGGTGGCCGCGAACGATGCAGCGCTGGAAGCGGCCAGACAGAGAGCACAGGAGACCACGGACGCGCAGATCGCCGCGCTGGCCGAACAGTATGCCGGCACGAATCGCCAGCTCTACCGGGATTACATGAACAATCGCCGGGTGCTGCCGCAGCAGATGGCCGCCATGGGATACAACGGCGGGCTGAGCGAGTCCTCTCTTCTCCGGCTGGGCAACGCCTATGAGGAAGGACTGAACGAGAACGAGCGGGCGCGGCTGGCGCAGGAGACCGCGTACAACCAAGAGCTGGCACAGCAGCTGTACGACGCGCAGATGCGGACCACGGAAGCCAACCAGGCGGCACGGCAGAATCTCTACGGACAGCAGGCAACGCTGCAGCAGATGATCTATGCGGATCAGCAGCAGAGAGCCGCGACCATGGCGGCGAGCGGAGACTTCAGCGAGTACGAGCGTCTGGGCTTTTCTCCCAGCGAGATCGCTTACCTGAAGCAGATGTGGAGACGGATGAACCCCACGCTGGCATAAGCGGGAGGACAGTATGGCTTTACTGAAGAAGAAAAAGAAGGACGCGCCCATTGTGATGGGTTACGACTACTCCTCCCGTGAGAAGCGGGAGGAGACGGTCAGCCAGCTCTTCACCAGAGCGAAGATGGCGCGGACCGCTACCGAGGCCGAGTGGCAGCGGTATAACGATTACTACAACGGGATCCACGAGGTATCGAAGGAAACGGCAGACTGGTGCCGGGACAACAACGTGCCATGGATCCCCGCGACCATGCCGGATCCGTGGATCATGGTGGAGTCGCAGTTGGATCCGTCGGTACCGGAGCCGGAGTTCCACGGGCGCGACGACGACATGGACAGCGAGAAGGCGAAGCAGAGAGAGTTCGCCGTTCGGTATATCTGCGAGAACAACCGGCTTTCGGATATGAACACGCGCAACGAGCGCCGGCTTCTGAAGCTGGGCGATGCGTTCTGGAAGGCGTACTGGGACAGCACCATGCGCTGTGGCGTTAACGAGGGAGACATTCGGATCAAGGACATCCCGGTGGACGCCATGTTCCCGGACCCTTCGATCCGGGACGGCACGATCCAGGACGGGCAGTACCTGGACTATGTGTATTCAATCCATAAGGTGAAATTCTGCCAGGTGTTCAAGCGGGATCTGGAGAAGCTGGGGATCCGGCAGGAAGACATCATGGCCGAGGACTATGTGGAGCGCACGGGCCTCTTTGATATGACCACGGCCATAGATGACATGGACGATACCGTGCAGGTGCTGGAGCACTGGTTCCGTCAGCCGGAGGACACCGAGGACGATAACGGCAACCCGGTGCCGGCGGGCGCCGTGGCGTGCTCTATCCAGGCGGGCGGCAAGGAGCTGCGGTATATCCCGAATTATTGGGAGAGGACCTGCAAGCAGAACCAGCTGTTCCCGTTCGTCCATTACTGGCGGATCCAGGACGAGAACCAGATCTGGAACAAGAGCGAGCTGTTCCCGATACTGGATCTCGTGGACGCGGCGGATCGGAAACTGTCCATGGCCACGCTGAACGATGCCTTCACATCTAACGATATCATCCTGGTGGAGAGCGGGGCGCTGGAGGACGGCGAGGAGCTGACCAACGAACCCGGCGCCGTGGTGCACCTGAAGCAGAACATGATGGGACGGGTGCAGAGGCTGGGCGGCATGCAGACACTGAGCGCCGCCGGCGTGAGCCTGGACTGGTACAAGGGCCAGATCGAGCGCACGAACCGCAACTACGATACCAACATGGGCCAGGAGGCTTCCCATATCGACACGGCCACCGGCATGGCCATGCTTAGAGCCGACGCCCAGACGCAGGCGAGCCTGAAGACGGCGGACCGGAACGCGGGCTTCGAGAGACTGTACGAGCTGCTGGACTGGCTGGCGCTGGAGTTCTTCGACGACGACCGCATGCTGTTTATCGGAGCGGATCCCGCAAAGGACAGAGAGGCGACCGCGCAGCGATTCAACGCCGACGCCTTCAGCGAGACCATGCCAGAAGTGTATGACCTGGACGGCAACGTGGTGAGAGAGGCGTGGACCTACTGGCCGAAGGTGGATGTGACCATCACCGCTTCCGATTCCCTGGTGCGTGGCAAGAAGGCCACGCTGGACGCGCTGAACGCGCTGGCCGCGTCACAGGTGACGGCGGCCAACTGGAGGATCCTGGCGGCGGAGCTGGACCTGCTGGATCTTCCCGGAAAGCAGGGGATCATAGACGACTGGGAGCGACAGTTCTCACAGCCGATGATGCCGCAGCCGCAGGGTGGCAGCCCGGTGGGGGATATGTCCCAGCAGGAAGGCGTCGAAGGAGCGCAGTACCTGCCCATGATGGGCGGAGTACCGCAGTGATCCGGAGGTAAAACGAAATGGCATTTTGGAATAAAAAGAAGAAAGACGAAGAGGAGAGCACACAGCCCTCCTCTTCCGCCGATTCCGCGCCGACTTCCCGTGCGGCGCGCGCGGTGAGAGATTTATTCAACGCCACCGTACAGGGACAGCAAAGAGCCGTGCAGGCCGATCAGGCCGTGGCGCAGGCGGGACAAAAGAAGCTGGCCGACGCGGCGCAGAACCTTTACGCTGCCACCGTGAGAGGACAGCAGGCCGCGACGCAGGCGAACCAGGCAGTGGCGCAGGCTCAGTCCCAGCGCGTGCAGGACGCGGCGGCGGGGCTGTACTCCGCTTATCAGCAGCAGCAGGAGCGGGCCGCGAGACAACAGATGGCGCAGCAGCAGGCACAGATGCAGGCTCCGACCAGGCGCGCACAGGACGCCGCACAGGGCCTGTACAGTGCGTATCTGAATCAGCAGCAGACGATGGCAGATATGCAACGCCGGCAGAATGAAGAGCAGGCGCAGACGATGGCGGGCCTGTATTCGGGAATCTCTGACGCCATGCAGGGCGGGAGGGAAATATACCAGAGGCAGCTGGCCGGTACCGATGCGGGGACGCAGGCCAATGAGACGATGACCAAGCCGGTGATCGAGCGCGCGAACAAACGGCAGAGCACACTGGAGAACGGAGATCCCAATAAGGGGGCGGGGCGCTTCGCCAATATCCTGCAGGCTTCGGACTTCACAGTTAAATCCCAGGCGCGGGAAGACAACGCCGATGAGCTGTATCGGTATATCAATAATATCGGTGACGAGCGGGCGAGGCAGCAGGGATATGCGGCACAGCGCGGCGCTTACTCTGGGCTGGAGAAATACCAGCTGATGACTGACAACGAGCGCGGTGTATATAACTACCTATACAATACCCAGGGGAAAGACGCGGCGAACGGATTCCTCACGCAGCTGGATCCGGAACTGAACGAGCAGTGGTATACAGGAGAGAGCGCACTTAACGTCGAGCAGGCGAATGAGAACGCAGCGTCGAGGCTGGGCTACAGCGTGGCCTCCGTCGGCGCACAGCCGGCGAGAACGCTGGGATCCGCAGCTGCGCTTGTACAGGATGTGATCCGCGCCGACAACGGTGAGGGCATAGATCCGTACAGCGAGTTCCGCAGAGCAAGCATGCTGACACAGGATGTGCGCGGAAGCATCGCCGAGTATTACAACGAACAGTATCCGGGCGGGTTCCTGGGCATGACCGCCGGCGACGTATACAATACGATCATGAGCGCGGCGGACAGCGCCATGAATATGGCTGTGGCCGGATACGCCGGACAGACCGCCGGAGCAATCCGCGGCCTGGAGAATATCGACAAGGTGATGTCCTTCACCAATCAGTTGGGCAGCGCGATGATGTCCAGCGAGGTCGCCGCCACGGCCATCGCTGAGAGCAAGAGGAAGGGCTACTCCGATGTAGGCGCGCTGAGCCTGGGCATGATCCGCGGCGGCATTGAGTATCTGTCCGAGAAAATCGGAGGAGACTGGATCATATCCCGCATGAAAAAGAATCCTCTGAACGCGTTCAAAACCATCGCCATGGCGATGATCCCGGAAGGCGTGGAGGAAGTCATGTCCGATATCGGGAACGAGATCGTGAACATGCTGGTGGACGACGCCTACGGGACCGACGAGAGCTATGTCCTGCAGGCGCATAAGCAGTTTGAGCAGCAGGGATCCGAGAACCCGTGGGCGGATACGCTGGGCGTGATCCTGAAGCAGGAGTGGAAGAGCTTTGCCGGCGGCGCGCTGTCTGCGCTGGGATCCGGCGGGACCTTCTATGTACAGAATCGCGGGGCGATCAATCAGGTGGCCAATCAGCTGAACACGGACGCGAAGACCGTAGTGCAGCTTATGGACGAGCTGGAAACCGAGAACCCCGACGAGGTGCGGCTCCTGGCGAAGCTGTTCGACGTGAAGAGCGCGGACGACATGCGCGACAAGATCCGGGAGCTGTCCGAGGCCGAGGCTGCCATTGATCAGCAGATGCAGGAGCGGGAAGCGGAAGAGACCGCACCGACGGAGCGGGCCGAGGAAGCGGCGCGCGCAATGCAGGAAAACGAAAGCGCGCCAACGGAAGCCGAGGCGGGACCTCTCTATTTGGAGGGTGACGTGCGGGCGGAAATGACCGGGCGAAATAAGAAGAAATCTATGGTGGAGAGGGCTGAGGAGCGCCGGAGATTCGCTGCAGAAGCCTATAACGAAAACGCGCCCACGGAAGGCCGGGGCGCGGTGAACATTGATGCGGAAGGAGTATTCGACAATGCCGAACAAAGCGATAATCGAGGACAGCAGAACGGGAATGACGCTCTCGGTACCGGAGGAGCGGATCTCATCTATGAAGCAGGGACGCAGCGAAGCAGAGTGGACGCCGGCGATGAAAGCCGCCAGAGATTCGATCGTGTCCAGAATTATGCAGTCAAAGAAGAAGTAACCCCTGCACAGCTGGGAGTGACCAACGGCAGCACCACTCAGCGGGTGCAGGTGCTGGACGAGTCTGCGTTTGAGCCGGGATCTCCGGAGGCTATGGCGATTCAGTCTGCGCGGGAAGCGGGGCTGGATCCGGTGATTATTCGCGGGGCCATGGATATCGGAGGCAAGCAGGCGAGGGCCTTCATCTCCGGGAACCGTGTGATCCTGCAGGCCGACGCCAGGGTAAGTGCGGACAAACTGCTGAAGCATGAGCGGTATCACAGGGACGCGAAGCGCAATCCGAAATTAAATACGATGATTCGCCAGGCGCTGGTGAACAACATGACCGAGCAGGAGCTGGGCGATCTGGTGAGCCGTTACATAACGGCGTACGACGGCGTGTATGATTTCTCTCAGATGACACAGGAAGAGATCGAACGTATCTGTGAGGAGGAACTGTTCGCGGATCTGTACGCCGGCATAGACAATACAGAGCGGACAGATCTGCGGGAGGCCGCGCAGCAAGGATACTCAGAAGCGCAGGCAACAGAGCAGAACACAGAGGCGGCGCAAGGCGCTACGGGGATGCTGGAGGGACGTGCAAGCAGAGAAGACGGAAGATGGCCCTTCGTTGATAATGATACAAATGATTTCATGTTTCGGAAAGGAAACAATTTTGTATCAAGAACGGAGGCCATTCAGGCCGAAGCGAGAAAAGCGGCAGAAATGGCTGCCGACGGAAGCGTAAGATCACCGTTTGCTGATGGGTTCGAGCAGGAGATCAGGAACGATAAAACACCGCTGGATGATATAGAGATAAAGCCTACAAAAAAACTTAAAGGTGCTAAAGAAAACACAATTCGCGATACCATACGATCCGACGATCAGATTTATAAAGGAGACGCTGAGAATAAAGACAGCGGCCTGACCATATCTATTGGCAATTTCGGGACCAGCGATACTGGGACATATGCAGTCAGAAGTCATAATATGGACAGGGGTGTTGCGTTGTCGGGAATAAAAGAACTGGTAGAAGAAGCGAAAATAATAGGAACATCCAATACGGAGATAGATCCAACCCAAAAACTAAAGGGGAGGAATAACCCGCAGAGAATGTTCCAGTATATATTCGCAGCTCCTTACAGGTTTGTGAATGAAGATGGTACCAAGTCGGACAGAAAAATAGCAATCCTTCGTGTCGATGCCATGTATGACACGGAAGAGGGAGCAATCCACAGGTTTTATAACCTCAACAGCGTAGATGTAATCAATTCGGGAGCCTCATCCAACGATGCCAATCCGGCTTCCGAGACCAGGGCAAAGTTGAATTCAGCTCCCAATGTGAGTATAAGCGATATTCTCCAAATTGTCAATCCGAATCTGGTAGGCAACCACGTAACCGTGGCACAGCCGGGGATGTTCTCTGTAGACATAGGAGGAGAGTCATATGACGAGCTGGTCAACCGAGCGCAGACAGTGCAGCGAGATCTTGAATCGGCGCGGCAGCAGCTGCGCGATGTCGAGAACAGCGACGAGTACAAGGCGTGGGTGGAGCGGCTGACCTCAGATCTCAACGATCAGACGATAGCAGAGTACAAACAATGGGAAGATGCCAACGGACTGACAGAACTGAACGAACGCCTGGACAGCCTGAAGAAGGAATGGAAGGATCTGAGCAAGCGCGTCAATGACGCCGTGAAAGCGCGCCAGGAAACCGCCGCGAAAGAAGCAGCCCAGAAGAGCGGGCTGAGCGAAGCCGACTACAACAGGCGTCAGGCTGTAAAAGAATTTGGGTACACGCAGGACTTCGTGGACGCCGGATACATTCTGCCCAGCGGGAAGATGCTCAACTTCTCCGGAGAGAAGGGGAGACATTACGGGATCCGAGGACAGGACCACAGAGCAATCGGGACAATCTATCCGGACGGGATAACAGGAAGCCAGGCCATGCTTAAATTCATGGGCGAAGGCAATATCCGTATCATGGCGGAAAGTCCGGGTTTAGATATCGCCACGGGACTGGAACCGACCGCACAGCAGTATAATACCATCGCACGGTTCGTAAACGAAAACGACGGGCGCGGGTTCTTTAATGTAGACTTTACTGACGAGAGCGGCAGGACGGTAGCGAACCTGACGTATAATGGCAGAGTCACGGCTGCAAAGGTAAAGGCAGATATCCAGCATTACTTCAAGACGGGCGAAGCCCGCAAGCAGTCTTCACTTGCACAGTTCCGTTATTCCGTAGAGGTGCCGGGAGATATCCGCCGGCAGCTGGCCGAGGCGGAGCGGGAGTACATGGAACACTCCGACGCCAACGACGCCGACTATGATTACCGCGCACAGCTGGAGAAGATCGACGAACTGCGCCGCCAGATCAGCGAGGCGGACAGCGTAAACGCAGAAGCTGATAACATCAACGCTGAGGTTGATACGAATCCCGCAATCGAATCACTGGAACGGGAAGGCAGCGTGCACCGGGGAGCGACCTATGACGCCGAGCGGTACGGAGATCCGAATCCTGAACGCGGGCAGATGGGCAGCGACGGCGTGAGGATCTGCAACACTACAGAGGATCTGGAAGCCGAGCTGAATGATATCGGAGGCGCGAAGATCCGCAACGACACCGGAGAATACTTTGCCAGGATCCGTGCCAAGAAAGACAGCGGGTTCCTGCTGACCATTAACCGAGACGGGAAGAGAGACATCTCCCGGAGCTTTGGAAACATGGGAGAAGCCGCTGCCTATGCCGCATCGTATATAGAGGGGCAGACGCAGGCTCGCACCGACGCCGAGCTGGACGCCGAGAAGAGCAAGCCGGTCCGTAAGCAGGAGCCGATCGAGGCGCTGACTACTGGGCAGGTGCAGGACGAAGCAAAGCGGCAGAAGCAAAACAAAGCTGCCGAGGCGAGCACACAATCTCTGCGCGACAGGATCCGGAAGACCGACGAGGAGATCAAGGCGCTGCGCCGTCTGGAGAAGACAACGGGACTGACCGAGATCCAGGCGCAGCACAAGGCGGACCTGCAGGAAACGCTGGAGACACTGAACGACGAGCTCACATCCCGGAAGGGCAGAGCCAAGGCCAAAAAGGAAAAGGTGGAAGTCAAGGGAAACAAGCCCGTGAGATCCGCGGCGGAAGCCAAGAACAAGCTAATGGATCTGTTCCACACGGCGGCGGGCCAGAGAGCCGACACCAACAGGAAGCTGGACGCCAAGCTGGCGGAGATCGTGAGCAGCGGGAAGATAACCGAGCAGAACAGGCAGGACATCCTGGACATGCTGATCGACGCCGGCATGG